CGGGGGAGGAGGAGGCGAAGCTCGAAAGAAGCCAGAGCTCCGCCCAGGTTCGTGCGGGCGCCGGCGCCGCCGCGCGCGAAGCTTCTAAAACGTCGAGCAGGACGGCGGGCACCTTAGATATCTACGGCCAGTTCATCAGAGATCCACCCGCCCAGGTTGACATGTGCGGTGAAGTATAATAATAACTATTATGTATTTTATTTAAAAATAATATATATTATATAATATATATTATGTGTGATTACATCACAAAATTCAAGAAATGTTCTCTAGAAACGAGATTAGCTGATTCTAAACGTTTGTGCAAGAAATACAAAGACCGTTGTTGTATTATTGTTGGAAAAAATAACAATAGTGATATTCCTGATATTGAACGCCACAAATTTTTAGTTCCCAATAATTTAACTGTTGGACAATTTATTTATATTATTCGTTCGCGCATTGAATGCAAATCAAATCAGGCTCTTTTCCTTTTTATTAATGGGAAAATTCCGCCAACTTCACAACGTCTTATCCACGTATATGAGGCGAATAAAGACGACGATGGGTTCTTATATGTAACATATACCGGGGAAAACACTTTTGGATAATACCATACCGCTGGCATTAGACGCTATTATTAGAAACGAATTTATCAAAGTGTTTTTGAAATTTCCAATTTAGTATTTTGGCGCTGCAATATATGCATTGAAAAATACGGCAATGTTGCAACAACATTCATATATGTTCGATATTGCATGGTCATAAGTGTAGTTGTTTCACTATCAAATAGAATACTATACCACCAATAAGCCGGCACAAAAAGAACATCGCCTTTTTTAAGCGTCACCTCCAGTGACTGCACTTTGTTGTATTCATTTTTATATTGCGGCTGCACAGACCACGGGTTTATTGGCGAACGAAATTCAAAATGATAATAATCTTTATATGGCAGCAAATATTTTGATGACCTCGGCGGTATTAATTTTACTTTAGCAACCCCCTCAGTAACATAAAAGAAATTGCGATAATTTATATTATATCGTAGAGGTGTGGTCGAGTTTTTTGCACCCATTATAATATCATATATCGATTTACAAACCATATATGGTCGTAACAGTAAATCGTTTATTCGATATATCTTAGCAATACCAGTTTCAGTTAAAAAATCAGTGTTATGTTCGCTAATATATTTCGCATTTTTATCGTTGTTTAATACACGAAGACCGCTATGCAATTGAATAGATGTGTATAAATCTGCGCAGATTGTTTCGCTCGTATGTTCCGGGTTTATGGTGTCGCTGTCTTGTGTGTTGCGCATTTTAATATCGAATGCTCCATATCGGTCTAAAATTGTTTTTTGTGAACAGGAGCTTTGTAACTGTTCATTTGGCATGGAAAATGTTATTGGCTGACGCAAATCACACACATCTTCTAATGATGTTTTTGACGGCACATGATCTATTTCAAATACTTCTAAATCATCGCTGGTTTTTAAATGGAAGTATATATGAATATATAAAAAAAGGATTATGCAAAAAATAAATATGCTTAAAAATGCTTTCATAATTATATTCTATTAATTATTATATACAGTAATTAACTTGATTTTTTACTAATTTGTATTTTACTAATGGGTTTTTTACTAATTGGTATTATTTTAATTGGTATTTTACTAATTGGTATTTTACTAATCGGTATTTTTGTTGTTAATCATCATCAATCCTCGGGGCTAGATAAAATGATACATAGTTTTTTGGTGCAGGGTCATCTTCATGCTCTTCATCGTCGGGAGTGTCATCTGTTGTTTTTGCCTCGTCCATATTATATGTGAGATGCATGGGCCGACCATCGCTAAACCCTAGAGCAATTTCTTTACTTAATTTTCCAAAATGACACATAATATTAAGATATTTTAGACTATACGACTGCTTTAGAGTCATATTTTCACCCACCGCATACTCATTAACTTCATCTAAATCAATACTCGACTTCATCTTTCCTTCTGTTCCAGATGCAGTAAATTCAATGCCTTCTTCACTAAAGATCAGTGTGAGAATCTCGCTGAACAAGACTAATTCTGAAGCCAGTTCGGATAGTCTTTTTGTATCGATGACCACATCTACCGATGTTTCATCCTTTGGGATATCCATCATTTCGCTCTCTAAATCAATGATGGGAATCTCGAATGATTTATTGAAATTATTATTGCCTTTCGTAAAGTGAATGTTAACTGCGTCGACTTGGCTACCTTCACTACTAATTTCAATCTCTTGCTTCTCTTGGCGAATATTGATCACCTTGTAAAATGTTGCTGCGTGAATACCAATTTGTGCTGCGTCCATATCGGCATTAAATTCGTATTTGTCAAACCAATCTGATGCAAGGTTACATTCAAATAAGCAGCAGTGATTATTATCAAGGCACTGCATGTATAAGCCCTCATTTGTAAAATTCATATTTACATGGTCAGTTAATAGTTTGAGGTGCTGAAAAATGGTCGCAAACTGGTCGGCCTTCTGCTGCGTTTGAATAGTGATTTTCATTGTGATGTTGTTATTTTATATAGAATAATAACATCAATTTTATATTGGTTTTGTATTGATTATAGATATTTTATGAATGTAAGTTTTTGTCGGCGTCATCTACTTTGACTGTGTCATCTACTTTGACTGCGTCATCTACTTTGACTGCGTCATCTACTTTGACTGCGTCATCTACTTTGACTGCGTCATCTACTTTGACTGCGTCATCTACTTTGACTGCGTCATCTACTTTGACTGCGTGTTCTATGATTGAATGTTCTAATAATGGTAAATCTTCAAAACTAGTTTGTTTTATGTTACTTTGAAACGTGCTCATAATATTATTTTTTGTAATGGATTTCTCCATTTTTTCTAATGAAACAATGCGCTCTTTAATATCGTCCATATAACTTGTCTTAAAAATAACATCTGTCAGAATGCTTCGAATGTCCATCATATTTTCTAAAGAAGTCCTAAGTTCTAACATATTCTCGTGTAATATATCCTGGTTGGTATGTAAATCATGAATAGCTTTGTCATGTTTTTGTAATATTTCCATAGGATGCTGCTGCTGTGCTGGCGATTGCTGCTGTGCTGGCGATTGCTGCTGTGCTGGCGATTGCTGCTGTGCTGGCGATTGCTGCTGTGCTGGCGATTGCTGCTGTGCTGGCGATTTATGTTTTTGCATTAGTTGTTGTCTAAGTATCATGGTTTGTTGTTGAGCCGTGATTTTATTTATATTAGCTTTGGGTTGAATGTTACTTTTAGAAACAGGAGCGGATGGTTGACTACGGCGTCTTTTTGCAGCTGCTAATGCTGATGCACCACTCATTTCATATTATATCTAATAAAATTGAGGCATTTTATCGCAATTTATTTCCTCAATTATTTTTAATTACTTTCTCATTTCCATTTTAATGGTTTTGTGAAAAGTATAATGTTTGAGTTCGAAATCCTCGAGGTAATATTCCTCAATCGTGTTTTTTTTCCGTAATATATTCAGTGTAGGAAATTCATGTGGAATACGCTTTATCTGTTCAGTTAATGGCTCTATATGATCACTATAAATATGGCAATTCCCTAAATGATATATAAATTCGTGTGGGACTAAATCACAATGTTTAGCAATAATATGAGTCAAAAAACTATAAGAAGCAATATTGAAAGGAACACCTAGCCCAACATCTCCACTTCTTTGATATAAACTACATGATAGCTTATTTTTGTCTGTGACATTGAATTGAACTAATACATGGCATGGAGGTAGGGACATTTCATCAAGTTGTGCCGGGTTCCACGCCGACATCACCAGCCTCCTGCTTGTTCTAGTTTCTGGATTCTTAAGATTATCTATAATATACTGTAATTGATCTACTCCTTCGCCCGAATAATCATCATCACATGTTTTATAATAAGCATTAAAATGGCGCCACTGATGGCCATATACTGGTCCTAAATCATTTTCTGCGAGGTGATGTAAATTTCTACTATCTAAAAATTCGCGAGAAGCATTGCCATTCCAAATCTTGACATTTTCTGCTTGTAATTCTTTATTACTTGTAGACCCTCGAATAAACCATAATAATTCTTTTAAACATGTTTTCCAGGCAACTTTTTTTGTTGTTAATATTGGTATTTTTCCATTTTCTAAAGAAAAATGCATAGCGCTGCCTATTACTGTTTTAGCAAAACCATTGCGGCCTTCTACCATATCACCGTGTTCTAAAATGTCGTTGATAAGATGTAAATATTGGTTTTCATCATGTATGCAATCGCCCTTTTGTTTATTATGTTCTGCCAGCCGTTTTAACATTATTAACACGTTATATAACAATATTAAAGTATTATCTTTAATATTATATTTTTTATTTCTTTTTATAAAACATATGAGCGACGTTGTCGAATCCGCTAAAAAAATTCCAGAAACATCAGCTAGTTTTTTTGAATATGTTTTCAATTTTGATGATGATAGCAAATGCGGCATGATTAATATGGTTCAGTATAGCGTTCTTGCATTAGTTCCTGTTGTTTTACTATTAAAAGGAATTAAGAATTTTGTTCCTGAGGATGATGATTCAAAAGGAAGTTTAGAGATTTTAGCAGAATGTATTGGGCAAATTGCATTTATCGTTTTGGCCATCTGGTTTATTGATAAAATCGTCCGTTATGTACCAACATATAGCAAATGTACCTATACTACCTTCAATTCTACAAATTTCCTTCTGCCATTTATTATTTTATTAACTACAATGCAGACGAAGTTCGGTGCGAAACTTAATATTTTGGCGGACAGAGTGGGGGATTTATGGCACGGTAAGCAACCCGGTGATGCCGGTGCACAACAAAATAGCAATGTTCGAGTGACACAACCTCTTTCTGGTGCAGGACAGCATCAACCAAGCCAAGCAGACCATCTAGATAGGTCTCAGCTCTTGCCAGGAAACTCACAATTAACTGCTATGCCGAATATTGCTCCGCAGCAACAGCAGGCTGCTGCACCCCAACAAGGGGCGACACAGCAGTCACCAGACTTTAATGCAATGTATCAAGAGCCGATGGCGGCAAATGCTGCGTTAGGAGGTGGCATGTTTGGCGGATCGTCGTGGTAGTCGGGGACACCAACTGTTTGCAGCGCTAGCGCTGCTGCACTTGCCCGAACCCCCGAAGGGAATATAAAACCTTATTAAAAAACAGATATATTAAAAAACAGATATATTAAAATACAGGCGTAATCTAACTTCGTTATCGTGTTCTTCAGGTTTTTATGTTTCCTTCGGGGGTTCGGGGACGGAAGCCCCCGACATTAAAGCGGAATTAGCTTGTCGCCCTCCTCATCCGCAATGCGTAGAATATTAGATTCGTTAATAACTCCTTCAGATGTGCAACCGAGCCCATAATCTACTTGATAAAGATATTCTTTATGCTCTGTTGACCAATATGGTTCTGTGCCATAAATATGACGTTTCTTATTTCCACGAATGATAATAATATCGCCGTGATTGTATTTTGGGTCAGGTCTGTTGTCGTTGTTAGTATTGTTGTTGGTTTCCATAGTTACCAAATAGTATTGCTTCAATACTGTATCAATTTTATTATTTCATATTGGAAAATAATAAAATATTTTTTGAATACATTCGTAATTACTGATGAGATGCGTACACGATTTGTAATCCGTGATATGCAGCTGTAAACGCTGCAAGTGCTAACAAAATAGGGTATGTTATTGGATTGATTGTTTTTTTGTATATACCAATATAAGCTAAAATGGGAACAACCAGAAGTAAATGCATAAGATATATAAGTGTTTTATTTTTGCGCGCATCTTCACCTTCAAGTTTATCTGATGTGTTTGGTTCTTGTTTTTCTGGCATGTGGGGTGGCGGCTTGAGATGCGTCGTTAGACCTGCACTTCCGCGCTGAAGAGGTAATATACGACAATCAAAGAATGCGTCATACCACGCCATAGCTACATAAGAAATAACAAAAATTAAAAACAAGGATATCCCTAAAGTGATATTACTTTTAAATGTTGGTTTAAATAAAAATATAGCCATAATAATGACAGAAAATACCATACATTTTGGATTCAGTGCGAATGGTTTACCAAATAAACCTCCTGCCATTTATATTATATTATTATATTATTATATTAAAATATTTATAACTTGTGGAAAAATATATAATTTATCTCGAATTCCGCAATAAGATAATATGCCTAGTATAATTATTCATATGATAATTATTCATATTATAATATCTGCAAAGGTTATTTTCTGCATATACTATATATGAAACTTCTTCACGTTGAAAAAAAAATAGAAGATACAAAAATGGTTGCCCTTAAAAATACATATGTTAAACCCGCGCAGATATCAAAAATAATCAAAACAGACGCTGACGTATACACAAAAGACGGCGTGTTGCTTTTAAAATTTCGCAAAGGAGTATTAAAAAAAAATGATCTCGAAAACTATTTTGACGCCACATATAAGTATACCATTACAAATACTAGTAAGAATAGAGGCAGCGCATCGGGCAGTAAGGCAAAAAATATAACTGAAAATACACCCGTTTCATCAACTATTTTAGGGTATTTCGATAAATGGGCACCAAACCAAAAAAGTTATTTTCGTAAATTTGGTATTACAAAACCGGTAGAAGTTAGAGAAACAATGTTTTCTTATAAATATCCAGAGAAGATGAAAAAAGTAGTGCCGTTGATTAAAAGAATAGATACTCTTTACAAAAAGCTTTTGCCGAAATTTTACAACCCTCAAAATGCTAAGGCAAAACAAACTCATTTTAAAATTGCGAATACTGCATTTACCACAATAACAACAAATGTTAATTTTAGAACCTCAATACACAAAGACAAAGGAGATGATGAAGATGGGTTTGGTAACTTAGCTGTTATTGAACGAGGGAAATATACAGGAGGCGAAACCTGTTTCCCGCAATATGGAATTGGCGTTGACGTGAGAGAAGGAGACATACTGTTTATGAATGTTCATGAATGGCATGGTAATTTAGAAACGAAGTATTTATCGAAAGACGCAGTGAGAATGTCGATAGTATGTTATTTAAGAACAAATATCTGGAAACGAACCAAAAATAAAACAAAAAAGTTCAAGGACTCACATTTTAATACCATAAAAAAAATGTACAAGAAACTTAAGAAGAATCGAACAAGAAAAAACACTGCATGAGATGAGGGATACTCATAATGCAACGGTAATATTTTAACGGTAACTTCGAAAACTTTTGTCAAAAACAAGAAAATTGACCAAGTTTTCAACCCAATAAGGGAACTATTAATAACGAAAACGCAACTTTGATTGCATCCACCAAAATACTATGTCCGCTGCCGCCACCTTGCTCACGCTCGCCGCCGCCGTCGCCGCCGCTTGCGCCCCAGTCCCCCAGATCGGACATGCACCTACGGTAGTTCACCAAGCTTCTCTTACGAAGCAGAAACCAGGAAAGACCAAAAAGCACAAGAAGCGCAAGACGAGCCACACCTTTCCACATGACCATTCAAATGAAAAAGTTACGGCGTCCACCACGGAGCGTGCTGCTGCTGAATCTGCTGCTGCTGCTGAATCTGCTGCTGCTGCTGCTGCTGCTGCTGCTGCTGCTGCTGCTGCTGCTGCTGCTGCCAAATGGACTGCGGACGCCGAATCCGCCGGGATTTTTCGGAACCAGAGTTCCGCCGCCAAAAAATTGATCGAGGCGTTTCTCAAGGGAAAGTACCACCACTTTGTGCTGGTCGCTGACCCACAGAGCGGCAAGACAGGCGCATTCCGGTTCTTTGCCTATGAGATGGTTAGACTTGGATACGTCCAACAAGTTATAATCTACAGCGCATTCAGCGAGAAGGACATGGGAAAACAGGCAAAATGTTTTAAACAATTCGACAAAGCTTATCGGAAATATCTCCTTTCCCTTAAGTTGCCAGACGATCACGAGGACGAGGCGGAAAGGGTGGCAGCGAAGATCACCGTTGTATGGGGAGCAACAGCGATGAAAAATCTTCCCGTGCAAGAAAAAAAAACCCTTTTCATTCAGGATGAGTCTCATGTCGCTCAGAAGGTCGAACAGTCGGTTTCCGCATTCCACAAAACCCAAGGGCTGGATGTACATGGCGGTGAAAACGAACTCGGTCACCTCATGTTGTCTGTATCGGCCACGCCTTATGCTGAAAGAGTTGCAGAGAAACAGAAGGAAGACAATGCGAAAAAGTTCGTATTTGAAATGGACATGACGGGGACCACCTATCGTGGACCCAAGCAGCTGCACGCTGACGGACAGATTAAGTTTTACGAGCGGGAGGAGCTTGACGAGAAGATGAAGACGTGCATCAAGCGCGTAAAACAAGCAATCGACAATGGTGACGACAGGTGTTTCGGCGTGGTCCGGGCGTCGGGGGGTAAAAAGGACTGCCGACCTCCCTCAGAATACTGGATTGATAAATGTGTGGAGTTGAAGGTGCCCTTCTACGAGATGAACGCCACCTCCACCACCAAAGATATTAACTCTTTGCTCGAAGGAGAAACTTTGCACGAAGGAAAAAAGTTCAAAGGAGGAGTAATTATTGTGAAGGGCTTGATGCGGATGGGGAAATACGTTAAGCACAAGGAGAAAGTTTGTTGGGCATTCGAGACTACTTTTGGTCACGACGACACGCTTGTACAAAGCTTTATTGGCAGGTTCTGTGGTTTTATCAACACGAAGCACATCGACATTTTCATTCTCAAATCTGCGGAAAAGAGCTTAGAAAGGTTGATGAATACTGGTATCTCCAGCAATGCCATGGGCGTCCGCCCTCCTCGCAAGCAATTGGTTGATCCTCTCAACAACCGTAATTTGTATAAGAGTCCGCCGGAGCTTGTGAAAATTCGGTTGCCTAAACCTTCAAAAACGGTGGATAAGGTAGACGTTCTCGATGAACTAGCGACCTGGTTCAAAAGAGATGAAATGCGAGGCAAGCACGAGTATCGTGATGAGCTCCTGGCCCGAGAGCCCGAGAATAAACAGTTTTCCTTATTGGCGGCCGGGAAGAATCATAACCTAGAACATCTTTCTGAGCTCATCAAGCACGCGAATCAGGATACGGTATACAACCACCCTGGCACCGGGAACGGACAAGACCCAGGCGAAATCCACGCCTGGGTCTTGTCCGTGAAAAACGCGAAGGGTAACAAGTTGCATTTCGACGATAACGAGATGCATACCCACGTTACTGTCATTGTGGACTGTCTCAACTACTCGTGGCATCAGACAGATACAACCAAGGACGCGCGAGTGGAGGAGGCGAGCAACTTTAGCAGTTTCCAAACGAAGAAGAAATTGTCATCCGAATCTCAGCCTCCACCGCTTGTTAAGGGTGACCGCGTTGAGAAGATCAAGGGAAAAGGTAGTGGGGAGAGTGGGGAGGTAGTTGAGGTGTCGGGCAGCGTTATCCGGGTGAAGAAGGCTGGTGGCGCGCACTGGAACAGGCAGGACACCGCGAACTTTAGGAAACTTCCAGAATTGTCAGTAGCGGAGTAGAATGCGAGTGAGTTATTCAAGCTTGAATTGTAAAAATACAAATACAAATTAAAATAAAAATAAAAATACAATAAAAATAAAAATACAACTTGCTGACCGTTGTATTTTTATTTTTATATTAAAATATTTATAACTTAGATAACATATATAAATATTACGATTGTACATTAATAATATATTCCATAATGTCTATATTTCGTCATCCATACAATGTAAATATGACATATTTTGAACATATGCGGTTCTCTCTTTATCTTTCGTGGAAATTTGGTTGTGCGTCTATATTAGCAATTATTCATGCTATTTATCCTGATATATTTATAACTTCTTCAACCGACGCATTATCAAATATATCTAAATTAATAAAAAATCGTATGCAGTATAATAATATTGAGCTATAAAATTGAACTTTCACACAGTAATAAAATAACATATACTCATGCGTCATTTCCCCAACGAAATTTGGGATATCATAAAAACGTTTATATTCCATAAAAAATTTGATGCTATAAAAACTGTTGAGAAACACGCAGCCCTACCATATGCACTTGGCATGCATAATATGAAAGGCATTGAAAATAATATGAACTATATAAGCGTTCATCATTCATGGATTCTCGATTTGCTTCATGTAAAACAACTTGAGAATATTATTAGAGAGACGGAGGCATCGCATCGCGATTAAATCTAAACAAATGGCTTAAATACAACTCGCCATTATATATAATATGAACGGCGTCGTATATGGACGCGAAGATGAACGCTTTCGAGACACCGATAAATTGACAAATACCATAACGGCAATGAACATTTTGAAAAAATGCACATTTTCTACATTACAAACAAATACTGTCGACACCCCCTTTTTTAATCCTGATATCGACAATAAGGTTACCGTAGATAGAATGTCGATGAGCACAAAAGATAATGCGGTTATTACAGAACTAGCAAATACACTTCGGTTTCCTCCTTCATTTACGCGCGTGTATGAACTTTTGGATTCCGATGAGCGCGAATTTACTTATCACAATTTTACATTTTTTAACATTAATGAGATGAAACGTAGACGTGATATTTTTAAGACGAAGGTGCACAGTACCATATGTGATGTTGCCACTGCGTATCTTGGGATGGGTCATGTTGTTGTTTTATCGTGGTCTAGTGCAAACAATGTATTTTTTATGCGCATTGATGGTGGTGGAAATGGATATGAACGCGAAGATTATTGGAATTTTATTCGTGCTTATGATACGAGGACAATCCCTATTATTAAACAAATTTCTCCTGTTACACTTTTTAATGTGCTCTCGAGGGAAAATGTGGAAGATTATAATGAATTTTTGATTAATCCCTTACGGTAATGCGTGTTGTTTGTGTCATGACGGAATATTGTTAATATAGTGATGACTCCGTGGCCGGCGGCACCCCTTGCACACAGTTATATTCCATAGTGACGAACTGGGACAGCGGAAACGGCCAACTTTCTAATGCTGTGCTGCCTGGGGCTCCAATACAATTAAATTTATTATATGTTTCAGAACTACCTTTCCATGATGATTTATTGCATATCCTTTTTGCGATTTTGTCACACACTTTACTATTTGCCTCGCACCCACTCTCCATGGGGGGTGTCGAAGGGGCAGGGCCAACCGGGCTCATTCTGCAAATCATCGTGATCTTGCTTAGTAATATAATAGGTGCCTTTACATTCATGACCTTTCCACCCTGAGATATCGTTCCAATGCGGTGGGCACCCGTTAACTCCACTAAGGTCAAATACGCACATGTTTTTATAGTTTGGCTTGCCCGTCGTGAATGAATTCTGTTCGCATCCTGAGCTATCAGATATCCAGTTATCTTTGCTGCAACATACAGAAGTGTTTGGTATAATACACCCATTTTTAGGTATTATATTACCGGTATTATAAGAACATGGTGTACGAGGTCAAGAACCCAGCACACTGGGGCTTGCGCGGAACGGCGCTGCTCTGCAACACGGATTGAGAAATGATTCTTTACTCGCACCCTGTGCCGCTGTAGCACTGCTGAAGGAGTCCGTCGCGAGCTGGGCACAGTCGAGGGTAGCCAGGGCACTTCGAGTGGCACTTTGTCGCATCCGCCCACGTTGTGCCTCACCAGTAGCCAGGCGCGCAAACTTGCCCGGAGTAGCAGTGCTCGCCAGCTGGGCACGAAGTATCGTAGCCATCGCACTTCGATTGGCACTTTGTCGCATCCGCCCACGTTGTGCCGCACCAGTAGCCAGTCGGCGGGGGCGGCAGGGTGTCCCCGGTTCCCGGGGAGGGCGCGGGCGCGGAGCATGCGCGGTTGGACGTCGAACCTGCTTGAGATGATGTGCCTGCTTGACATGGTGTGCAACTTGATGAACCACTATTGTCCGCATATGTGCCTGCTGGACATGTTGTGCAACTATATGAACCACTATTGGCCGCATATGTGCCTGGTTTACATGCTAAGCAACCTGCAACAGCTCCAGTATCCGATGACGTGCCTTCTGGACATTGTGTGCAACTTGGTGAAGCAGTATGTACCCGCTGCATGCCTGCTTGACACGGGACGTTAAAAATATTTATACCGTCGGCGTCCCCCCACGCGATTTGTTTGTCGGAAATCGTGATTAGTGCGGTGGACAAAGACTGACGGGGGGCGAATGATAATTGTGAAACTATTGTGCCGCCGTCGGGGATCTCCACCAGCAGGATGTATCCGTCAGTGTAGGCAGCTGCGATGCGGTTGTTGGACAGCCCGGTCAGGGACTGGACACTGCCGCGCATCAATTTTGGTGCTGTGCCTGTTTTGTATAACTTGCCTTCGGGGGTCCAAATCGTGATGTTGCCGGAGGCGTCCCCACTCGCAAAGGCGTCTTCTAACTCGTAATATGGCAGGGTGGTGAGGGCGGTGATCTCAACCTCGCCGGTGATGAAGGTGTTGGACAGTGCTGACTCCTTCGTCCAAATACTGATAGCGGACTCGCCATCGCCGCAGCCCACAAGGGCGCCGTTTTTGAGCGCGATGAGTTTAGTGCATGCGTCCGCTCGCCCCAACTCGCTCTTGGCGTCATTGTCGGACGTCCCAGCATTCCATGTGTCCGGGTATGCAGTCTTGCTGGTGGGGCCCCAAATGAAGATTTTTCCGGATTCGTCGGCGGCCGCAAAAACTGATTTAAAATCACGGCTCGTCCACACAGCGCCGGGAGGGCGGGCGACCATGGACACGACCTCGCCTCTCATATCCCCGCAGCAGGGCCACATTCCCGGAGTCGGTTTGTTCAGCGTTGTGGGGATCGTGTTGCCGAACGGGTCCGTCCAAACACTGATGTTGGCTACGATCTCGCCCGGGAGAGGTACTTGTGCACTAATGATTCCACCATACCTGCTGGCGACTGCAGTAACGGCATTATTGTTGCCCGTAACTAATTGCAGCTGCGCGGAGGGGAGACTGCTGCCGATGTCATAAACCATGGTTTTGCCAGCGGCGTCCCCACTAATGAGGTAGCGGGAAGGTGCTGCGGAAAGGTCTAGCAAGGAAAGGGCAGTGACAGGACTCACTGTATTTATTGTTATAATAGAACCATATGGAAGTGTTCCACTTCCTAAATTATTTTTAGAACCACTTCCCCCGGCCACAACTCCGACATGGGAAATATCAGAATACGATAACACCTTTCCTGTATCTTCATAAGCTTCCATGTTTAAGGTTGTATTTACTTGTTTATTATTTTTCATACTATAGCAACTGCACATCGCCAAACGAAACATCTTTCCTATGCCGCCACTTCCTAAAGGATTTCTAGAGAGAATGTTGTGCATTTTCATGTATTGATACCCTTCTTTGGCGGACGCAGGGATTACTAAACGCGAAGTAACGCGGTTCATACTACTTCTGCCAGAGATTTTACGATTGTATAACCCGCCCATGATACCAAAAATACTAGTTTTATTCGTTAAAGAACTGCGCATGCTGACTTTCCTAGACGGCATTATAATAGTACTTAATATAATATTTTTTATAAAAATATATTTTTATAAAAAATTCTGAATAATTAATATCGATACCAGTTAAACATTGAACCATTTTTATATATTATGAGTCGCAATCTATTACAATATACATTATCTCCTTGTCTTATTGAAAAAATACGTTGGGCGATAAGCCCATTCCCGAACAGTTTTGCACTCCCCGTATCATCAACTGGTGATCATTCTATCACAGAACTACGTAAAATAGCTCACTGTAAAGAAAAACACTGGGGTAATAAAATGCTAGGACATACCGATAAAAGTAACTGGAGCGCATTACTCGGTGAGTCCCTTGTCTATGACATTTTGACCACAAAAGGCGATACTCCTAGAAAATCTATTGGTGCTCGTGGGTTTCGTCCTGATTTTGAGACAGACAATTGCATATATGAAGTGAAAACACGGAATTGGACAACACGTGGGTCGATTGGAGAAAAACTTCTCGGGTGTGGATATAAATACAGTGATATTCCCGAATTGACAGGAAAACCCTTAAAAATTGTGTGTGTGGCTTATCAAGAATGGGAATTAACATATGGACCATTGCAAATATTTGGCGAGATTGATGAAAGAAAAAAACACATGATTGATATGATGCGATATTGGGGAATAGAGTATGTAAAATGTAGTGATTTGATAAATGATATATATGAAACATAAATATGAAACATAAATATTTGTATTACCTAAGATATATCCTTGATTATAGTAGTTTCTTTTATAATATTTTTAATAATTTTATTTTCTTCAGGTACAACATCCTTGGTTACTTCTCTCACTAAATTGATATATTCTTGCGAACCAGATTCTGTTTCTTGCCAATTTTTATTTGCCTTTTCCCATTCTGTGATTGTTTTTCTTTGCCGATGTGCTACTTTGCTAATTGCCGAATGCAATTTTTCTTTGCTATTCTCCCTCTCCCATGCATTATTGTCCTTTATATATAATGTTTCTCGTTTCACATCGGTACAATGTATCGGCCTCTGACATGTTTTTAATTTATTTAACGCGGTTACAAAAACGGAACTTATCCCTTCTATAAGACCATTGTTCTTGGTATACAGTAAATCTGCTAATTTTATTTGCAGAGAATTTAAAAAATCTGTCATATTAATTGCATCTCGACATTGGTCGTTCAAAAATACGTTGATATTGAAACGATTATTATTATTATTGCCTATTTTTGGGATGATATCCGTTATAATTTTATTTTGCGTTTGCATTTGCTCTACTAATCCAAGAGTCACGTTTTTATCTTCTTGAATATTTTGTATAATAGGCTCCATCATTGCTTTAACCATTAGTGCTAGATCCCCTGTATTCTTTTGTTCTATATATGAAGATTTGCTTTGTTTATCTAAATTCATACATGTTTTTTTATGTTTCCATAGACCAGACCGATCGTTGTAAGATTTATTACATTGTAAACAAGTATATTTTCTTATGCTATCTACTTTATGATTTTTTTTATACTGTGTAGGTTGCAAGCCATTAATTTGCATTTTATGCTTTTTTGTTGATAAATGTTGTTTAATTAAAAATTTTGTATAACATATATAATTACACGTTGTACATAAAAAATAATCACCCTTCTCATATTTTTTTATGTTATTTGCCATTATTATATAAACTATAGAAATTATATTTAATTCATAAATTAAATATAATTTTTTTATGAAAAAACGATTGTTATGGTAAGACTCCGTTTAAAAAAAACTATATTATTTATAAAAGGTTTACCATTTGTCGTCTTGCATATGTTTTGCATATTTTTTGCATATTTTTGCTAATTACGAGTATCGTGTTGTAAAACTTTGATGAATTATTATTGTAGGTAATACTTGTTACCATAAAATATATTTTATAAAATAATACGAAAATTTTGCATATTTTCCGTTGCCAAATGTTGCCAAATGTTGCCAAAATATGCTCTGGTGTGACAAACCAATATTTTAACGGAACATATCAAACGAGTAATGGTAATGTTATATTGTAATAATTTTCAGTAATATTTGTGCGTTGCCAAATGTTGCCAAAATGTCAAATTGGCAAAATGCAAAATTTGGGCACCAAGTTGGGTAAAAAATGATATGGTAACAAGTTCATAATTAAAATAATTGGATTTAGAGCATTATGGTAAGAGGCACATTTTTACCTATTTTTTTTAATTCTATATTTCCAGAACTGAAAAAGGACATTTTAAAATGTCCAATTTTGATTTCCCAAATATAGAATGGAAAAAAAAGATGCTATTAAACAAATGAGATAATTAACTGCATAAATTTCATTAAAATTTTTTTCTCTTACTATATTATAATGTCAAACTGTAAAATTTCTGTTGTTTTGGCATATAGTATGGCAGTTTATTGTTTAGCATGTATTTATTATATTATAGCGACTCGCTCAGTTGGTACACCTTTTAATGATTCTTTGACGCCGAAGCAAAGAGAGATAAAGGAGGCATCCGCAAAAGTTCGGCGAAATGCTTTCTATACTGGAGCGGGAATTGCAGTGGTGATATTATTATTGGCACGTCCGTTTGAAAAATGTTGAGATCTGGATTATTAAGAACATTTGGAGAGATATTAAAAAAAAATCATATTATATTATAATTATAATATGAGTTTAGATATTGGAGATATTATGGTCGCTTTAGAAAATGAAAACAATTGTGATATTTTGGAATTGGACTATGCGTCTTTTAACCAAATGAAGAATGATTCATTACAACGTTTGTCACTTCCTAGAGAGATATTAAAAAAATATAGCAAATCACTCAAATTTTATCGGTGTATAGATGAACTACAAGAGCTTACGGTTGGCGCATATATACGATGGATTAATTTAGAACGTCCAGAAAATATAAAATTAACAACTGGGGGAGTGATTTGTGATATTAAAATAGATGAAGAAATTAGCATTTTATGTAGAAATAAAATGAATGGGATGTTTCAACTGAAATTCTCATTTTGTCTCATTTTTCAAAAACTAACAGATCAGGAAAAGGTGCTTTTATCTGCATTAAAATATTTACAATAAAATATTTACAATAAAATGTTACCCTACATTGTGCTTTTTCGTTTCCCCCCTGCTGTTTTTTTACGTATTGTTAATTTCCTACCGCGTTTTGTTACTGAACTACCATTTTTATTTTTAATAAATTTATATCCATGCTTACACGTAAATCGTGGACCTTTGAGATTCTTTTTATTTAATACACTATTATTGCAAATTCCGACAGCTCTTGGGTTATCTTTTATTTCCGGGTCAACCTTCTTTATACAACGACAAAGTTTTGTCGCGAGAATTTTCTCAGAACGTTCTTTCATCATTTTACATGACAGTTTTTTAGATGATATATTATAATAATTAAGAATAGCGATATAGTCTTTCTTATTCAATTTCATTATGTTTTCCGTTATATAAAGTGTAGAAAAAATATTCTCTCTATGTAGTAATGCTGTTTGATGATAATTCCAACGTATTATCAGCAGATGCCATATCCAAAATATCAGCAGATGATAAAATTGTAGTGTTTGATTTAGATGAAACGTTGGGTTGTTTTGTAGAGCTTGGGATGTTTTGTGACGCATTAGAGAAGACATTGGATACTCAAATTGAACAAGTGCATTTTTTTGAAATCATGACCCTATTCCCTGAGTTTATGCGGCCAAATATTATTAATATTCTGTCCTTCTTACTTGATAAGAAAAAAAGGAAACATTGTAAAAAAATTATGATTTATACAAATAACCAAGGTCCCCGTAGTTGGACAGAAAATATTGCGGCATACTTCTCTCATATTCTTGGTGAAAATGTTTTCGATGATATCATACTTGCATTTAAAGTGCGCGGGAAACAAGTAGAGATTTGTCGAACAAGTCATAATAAAAGTGTAAAAGATTTAGTAAATTGCACAAAAATCCCTAAAGATACAAAGGTGTGTTTCTTAGATGATCAATTTCATCCGGAAATGGAACATGATAATGTATTTTATATTAATGTAAAACCATACACTGCAAACATACCGTTTAAAGAAATGGCAGATAGATATTATGCTAAATATAATAGCTCTAATATTGAACAAGATGCCTTTCATAAAAAAATAAGCGATTATATGAAGCGATACAAATTCACTGTGGTGTCAAAATCGCCAGAAGAAAAAAAAGTGGACCGCGTGATAAGTAAGCAAATTGTTATTTATTTGGAAGAGTTCTTTCATAAACATCGAAGGAATGGAACACGAAAGAGGCGTGGGCGCCATAAAAGCCTTCTTACACGCCGAAGGAAAGTAAAGCGGGAGGAATAGGTGTATTTGCAGACACATACTCTTTTGCAATAGTAGTAGCAGTTGTAGTGAGCAACAAGAATACTCCTGCTGAAAATGCAACTTTTCTGTCGAACTCTGCATCTCGAGATTTTATTTTAACAAGAGGATTGAAACGAATAAGTAAAAATACACACACATAATATTTTAATACTGTAGACAATGTGTCTAAATATGTTGGCGCAACAGAAACTATTCCGGCGAATGCTAGGGCAAATATAATATATGAGATGTAATTTCCATATAAAAATATTTTTTTATGCCAGGATAATTCCATATATATATTATATTTATATTTTATACTTTAATGATATGATTTGAATGATATGATTTATTATACTATTGTTAAGATAAATCATATCATTTATTTTTTTATAATTTCTAAAATAATTCGCAATGTATCGTGTATATCTGCAATTTCATGCAATATTGTTTGAAACTTATCTTTATCTTCGCTTGGTTCAGGGATAGATGCAACTAGTTTATCTATATTATCCACAATAGGCTTGGTTTTTAAACGTGATAAAAAGTCATCTACTGTAAGCGCATCGTGTCCCTCTTGCGCATCGTTGTCATTTTCATATGCATTGGTTGCTTCTTCTTTAAATGCATTCAGTGTATTTGACACTGTATTTGACACTGTATTTGACACTGTATCTGACACTGTATCTGACACTGTATTTGACACTGTATTTGACACTGTATTATATTCCTTTTCTTCTTGTGGTTTAAACAGCTCTTCTATATTTTTCCCTAGCGCAGTGGCAATACTGTTTTCATCAAATGATACACTTTTCCTCATTTTTTTAGATTTAACATCTACAATATTCCCTTCACCAAGTTCAGTTTCCTTTCCTATACTAATATTATCGGGGTTGGGTTTTGTGGTGACAGTATCATATGTAGATAAAACCATATTCATATCTCTTTTTCTTCTCTCTACAATAGCTGCCAGTTTGCTGTCTAGATTTGGATCTACATCATCCGCACCTTTATCTGCAAAATCAATCGCTTTTGGCTTTGAGACATTCATGTGTTCTTTAAAATTGTCTTGCGTTTCTTGTAAATTATTTTGAAATAATTTTTGTCTCTCTGCAGACGCTTCTTGGTGTGTGTATGACATTGTTTGTTTAAGTTCATGAACCCTTTTAGTATCATTTGATGGTACATTATTTTGCTGAGGAGGCGGAAGGTCTTTTAATGTTTCTATTTCTTTTACAATTTTGGAGATAAACCCTTTATTTAATTCAGTAATATTTTCATTCGATGCAGCATTATTTGTAGATAGTATTTCTTGTTCAAAAATTGTTTTCGCACGATTCAAATGAACGTTTTTTAAGCTTTTGAATACCCCATTTTTATATAAGAAATCCCATAAAAAAGCTTTATTTTGACTAGTTGTAAATTCACTGGACATATAAATATTGTAAATACAATATTTATATTAGTTTGTATTTTAATGATATATATTTATTGAATTATTTACTAGTTATTTCTGGTTTAGTATTGTAATCGACATATTTGTGGTACACAATAAAGTAAAATTTTACACCAGGACATGCTCACAATCAATTTGATACGTTTTATCGATTGTCATTGTGTTTGTGACGCGAGCAGTATAATAGTTTTAGCAGTGCGCGCCCGTCTTGGAGCAGTCGTATTTGATGGTGGCGCCGACCTGGAGGAGGGTGCAGACCGAGGCGGCGTTGCAGATCTCCGTGGCGTAGTCGTTGCCGTCCTGGCACTGGGCGTTGGCGATGCTGTAGCACGTGTCGCCGTCCTTGACAGTGTAGGAGCCGAAGGCTGGGACGGCGGCCGAAATTATTTTATCATAAACGTTAGTTTTCCAGTCCATATAATTAGTTGGAGAGGAGCTCCCCTGCGTGCAACCGTCCGGAATAGCATTCCATATTATAACATTATGTATACCATTATTGACAAAATCGCTGGTATATTCAGCAACAAGGCTGATCTCCGTCGACCCCCAAAGGCCTACTGAAAATTTGTCTTTGGCAACTAAACCTTCAAGACTGCATGGTCCCTTCAAGAAGGTATTATTTAGAGTGTGTATTCCGTCTTCGGCGCTGAACAATGGGCCGCTAGGAGAGAGGGGAAGACCAGCATACACCATAATATTCCATTTTTGTATGACCTGGTCACCTGAGTCCATCGTGGCCTTGGCTAGTGTTTGGTAAAAATAAGAAACACAGTTGATGTCGGTGCTGTCGCTGCATTGGAGGTAGTACTGGCACAGGTTGTTGCAGATGTCGTATGGGATGCCCGCCACGCAGGCAATAGTAACATTTTTCCCCCCCTTACGCACTAGCTTACTAATGGACGCAATTTTGCTAGCTAGTGGGTAGTACATTCTGCTGGCGGGGCCTTCAAAGTCCCAATCAATGCCATCTACATAATCCCAATTTAATATAGATTTTGCAATATCTTCTGTAGGAGTATTCTTTATATAGGTATACAGATTGTTGTTTGAAGACCCCGCTTCGCCGCCAATAGAATACATAACACACATACTAGGGTCATTAGTTTTAATAACTTTTGCGGCGGTGATAACTTCAGGACTTACCTTCATTATCGTCGGTTCATCCAATGAGGTACAAGGACTTTCTTTATTAGGTGTGCAGGCAAAAGCTATGAATATTGTATTTGCAGCTTTTAACAAATCAAACGAAATATCAGCTGCGACGGCGGCACAATCATTAACATAATAGTAAAACCCAACCATTTTTTCTGGAATGTTAATTGGTGGTTGTTTTTTGCAATTAATTTTGCACTCTGATAAAGCCTTCCCCCCTACTCCAATCACGCAACTACCATCAACGCATATATAGCTATCCTTATTCGAGCACGAGGAGGAACATTTGCTCTCGGTCTGGAGGCCTTGTTTTGTTTGAGAGCATTGACCTGTCGTTTGATCGCATGAATAGAGCCACTTATCCCTAATGGGTTTGCATGTATCGTCTTCCCCTCCTTCCTCGGCTGGACAGTTGTTGCAGCATTGGGCCAAAGTCATCGTGCCGTCGGAACGGGACTCCATACAGCCCGCAGCAGGTGAGCATGTGTACAAAGGCGGCGTGTCGGTGGGGCAAGGTGGGATGTTGCAATTATTTGTGCCGCCGTACGTCGAGAGGTGACACATTCCTGACGTGTCATGAGGAATTGTACTACATGAAGTAGTTTTAGCATTATATGTATTACTAATACAACAATAATATCCTTGTTCAGCATTTCCAAATCGTTCGCCCTGCGGGCACATCGTTCGCGTTCCACAAGATGCATTTAAAATGCATGTCTCTCCCATTATTACATTGCACTCAGAGTTCTTCTGGCATGGGTTGCATGGTATTGAGATTTTAGCCGCGGATATACCACAATATCCTGATGTAGCTGGTTGACAGTATTTTTTATCTATGCACGTGCTGCCGACTCCTTCGCGTTGACAAGCGTGCAGCTCAGAAGTCGTGCAAGGCGGCATTATGTCGTCGCAATTCAGATCGCCGTCGCCGTCAACGTTAGCGCACCAACCGTTTTCGCCTACAAGGGGGGGCTTATAACACTCTCCTTTAACTATTAGACCCGAACATTCAAAAGTGTCTAAACTTTCTAAGTTTGCAACAGATTTAACTGATGAATGTCTTCCTAAATGACTTCCTAAACTACTTCCCCCGGCCCGCAAACGAAACATCTTTCCTACGCCTCCTGACCCTAAAGGATTTTTAGAAAGAATGTTATTCAACCGCATATAACGCAACCCAGCAGCGGCACTGGGCGGAATCACTAAACGTGATGTTACACGATTGGTACTACTTCTACCAGAAATTTTACGGTTGTATAATCCACCCATAATTCCATATATATCAGAACGATGTGTAACTAAACCTTTCATCCGCGCGCTTTTTGAATTTGGCATATAATATATATATATATTATTCTATAAAATATCACTTATATAAAATTAAAATACTTTTTACGAAGTTTCTCCATTTCTTCGTCCGATACGCGATGTTTCATGTAATATTCCGGCGTTTTTTTATCGGTAAGCATCTGGATAATTAAATATAGTGAATATATTCCGCACTCAGTATTACCTCGTTGATGTTCTTTTGGATGGTTTTGATGAAAATCTAGTTCAAATCCGAGCTCTTTTGCTTGTTTTTGAATACGCTTGACAAGTTTTTTAATCCGACCGGGGATTTTATCACCATTACTGTCAAAGAAAAATATGAAACGTTTTTTAATGTCAATAAACATGGATATCCAGTGCGAACCGGATTTATAATGCGGATCTATGTTGAAAATAATACCAATTTTATTTTTCCCCTTTTTAAGCTCCTCTCCTAAGTCAAACTCGCATAATTCTTTCCACACGCATTCTCCGTGCATGATGTGCTCATCGAAATCTATGGGAGAAGGTCCAATAAAATTGAAACAATGATATTTTTTTTCATATTGCTTCATTACCTTTTCTAAATCTACACTGGTTAACCATTCATTAGGATTGGTGTGCCATTTTTTAGGCGCTGTTGGTGCAAATGTATAAGACACTATTTCGGCATCCAATTTATTTTCTGCAAATTGCTGGCGTAACCAACAACTTTCAACATTGCACACGTTTTGCATATTTTCGCGAAGCGTACTCCATATTTTATTTGGAGTGCTATCAGTTATTTTAACATCAGGATGCCTTGCATTCCAGAGTTCTCTCATCCGCAATAATGCTTTATTACTATAGCATGTATAATCTTTTTTCTTTGAGGTAGGACTGCATATTAGTTTCTTCATTTTATTTTGTTTTTGTGTACGCTGAGACGACCGTCTCCCCCTGCGTTTTTTGTATTTTCTTGTTGTCATATTATATTATAAAAATATAATATAATATAATATAATATACCGGTATTATTTAATCATAGTAGTCTCTACAATCTTACTTTTTATGTTTTTTATTTTTAATTCCTTTATTTTTTAATACCGGGTTCTTCAAATCAATAGTTTTTTGCGAAGGTGGTTTCGTCGGAGGAGTAACAGTATTTTTTTTCTTTTTTACGAACGCGTCTAAATTTCCGGCAGCCTTTTTCTCCCGCATGATTTCTTTGTTTGCAGAAGATAAAACTCCTTGTGATTCTTCATAAGCCTTAATATCACTTGTATTCTCGATGCTTTCCATAACTACCTTTTTATTTGCATCATGGTCTTGTTGGATAATATCCCTCTTATCTATAAGTTTAAAATAATGAATGGCCCCGTGAATAAATTCGTCATGTGACTCTTTAATATCGGATGGACATTTATCCCCTTTTAGAACCTGTTTGAATAGGTAAATGAGGCGCTTTTTATAAAAATGTTTATCTGTTGTGGATGTTGTTTCGCGAATCACTTGTTGTCGTGTGATACCAGAATTGGCTAAATTATTTTGATATGATGGATTAGATAAATATTCTAATATTGCATCGCGCGTATCCATGATATAATATAGTATATAAAAACCTTGTTTTATATGTATATTACTAAAATTGAAATTGGAATACCAAACTATATTACCATATAAATCATATATTAATTATGTCGACAAGCATAGTAACTGATAATGGTGTCGCCGACCAATCTAGTTGTGCGATATGCATGTGCGATAAAAATACCGTTCAATCACATCATTGCATCATATGCACTAAGGATGCATGGACAATATGTAGAGATTGTAATGATAAAATGACAACTTGTCCAGTATGTAGAACGCCAATGAATCCAATTAACATAAGTGTAAATATTCACCCTGAAATATCAAATTCCCGTCGACGTTCTGGGTCAAATCGGAATGAATCATGTAATTGTTTATATTACATGGTTATAATGCCTATATTCTTTATTATTTGTGTATATGCTGGAAAAATATACATATATTTGTATTGTAAGGGGACATGCACAATGGATAAAGATGGTAATCCAGAAACATGTCAATGCTATGATTTTGCATCACGTGACGGATATTGGGTAGATTTTAACTATAGTCTTCTGGAATTTTTGCTAGGTTTGGTAGCATCCGCAATTCTATTTAGCTGTTGTTGTCTAAAAAATAATTAAACATCCTTCCATATTAAACATCCTTCATTTGCTGACGCGTATGATTTTCGAAAAACATTTTTCCAGTATTACATGTATTTGGATTAAATGGCGCAAAATCCTGCTGCTGAAATAAGTCTGGATACGGTTGCGCTTCATTTGTAGAATCTACTGTCACTTCATACATGTCACTTTTTGTGCTGGGAACATATTCAGCCTGCTCGCATTTTTGAAGCGCGAAAAACTCGTTCCGTAAACGCGATTCATCGTCGATTTCGGAAGCAAATCCGCTCCATGGTGCCGGAGCTGACCCAGGGTTAAAGGTAGATTCGATATTATATACGGGGTAGGAGTTTAATGGAACGGATGACTTTGGTCTCCTGTCAACAATACTCATCATGTCATATTTTGTAGCAACTGGTCGAACCGCATATTGGGGCTGTAATGGTGCGGAAGGTATGTTGCGTGCGGCCATACGTCTACTTAATTCATTAGTTCTCTCTTGATTGCAATAGTAAATTCCATCAACTACCCCATACATTTTGGACTGTTCTCCAATATTGTTATTATGATACACATTTCCTAATGTAGACATTATATATTGTCTATAGACAATATTTTATGCATTTACGCGTGAATTAATTTATGTATTGACCCGCAATATGCCTTATTTATTTTATACTGAATATACCATTACATAAATATTTATGTAATATTATCTAAAGCAATGTCGACAGTATACTATAATGTGCGGTATTTTTGCATTGCTAAATAATACGACGCGCTTTTCTGGTCAACATGTTCGAGAAGCGTTTATGGTAGGCAAAAATCGCGGACCAGAGGATTATCATATCAGTTCATTTGATGAAAAACTTGTATTAGGGTTTCATCGTTTAGCTATAAATGGTCTAGATAATACTTCCATGCAACCTATTACAATTGGGTCATGCACACTTATCTGTAACGGAGAGATTTACAATTATAAAGAACTATTTAAATATTTGCAGATTATTCCTAAAACAGAAAGTGATTGCGAAATTATCATTCATCTATATATTAAATATGGCATTGAACATACACTTACACTACTAGATGGCGTTTTTGCATTTGTATTATATGATAATAAAGAATTGGAGACTCCCCCGGTTATCCACATTGTGCGTGATCCATTTGGAGTGCGTCCATTATGCATGATGCAACGGGCATCATATCAGGATGATGACGGCGAAACTCTTTTCGCAATATCTTCTGATGTAAAAGTGCTCTCACATTTGCTGCATGCTGAACATGAATCAGATGATGATAGTGAGGGAGCGGTGATGTTTCCTACGCAAAATAAACAATATGTGAAGAATAATTCATGCACAGATGAATACCAAGTTAAACATATTGAGCCAGGAACATTTCAAACATTTACCAGGTCGTTTAAAATTCGGTCACAATGGCGACAGATTGGTCAAGCAACGCCTTATTATACGGCGGGTTATACGAAAGACACGTATCGTAATTCTGATATATTTAACTTTTCTGAGCAAAATATTGCTTGGAAAGGAATATGTTATCAACTAAATCATGCGGTAAAAAAACGCGTGGTAGGAACCACTGAGAGACCGATAGCGTGTCTTTTGTCGGGCGGACTAGACAGTAGTCTTATTACTGCTATGGTAAATAAATATTATGATGGCGTTCTAGAAACGTATAGTATTGGCATGAAAGGTTCTGAAGATTTGCAGCGCGCGAAAGAGGTTGCAGATCATTTAGGCACAAAGCATACATCCATTGAATTAACAAAAGAGCAATTTTTTGATGCAATACCTTATGTTATTTATTCGATAGAAAGTTATGACACTACCACGGTTCGTGCATCTGTCGGGAATTATCTGGTGGGAAAATATATTTCAGAGAATAGTAAAGCAAAAGTAATTTTTAATGGAGATGGTAGTGACGAATTGACCGGTGGTTATTTGTATTTTTTGAGTGCTGCGGATGATTTGGATTTTGATTTTGAGTGTCGCCGCCTATTGAAAAATATCTCGCGATTTGATGTATTACGGTCAGATAAATGCATTTCTTCGCATGGTCTTGAACCAAGAACCCCGTTTTTAGATAAACAATTAGTAGATTATTACTTAAGTCTACCTGTGTCACTACGAAATCCGTTGTCTCATTTTCACAACGCCGCAGGAACAATACCCTGTGAAAAGCTGTTGTTGCGGCAAGCAATTAATGCAATTGAACCTGACTTACTTCCTAAACATATTTTATGGCGGACAAAAGAGGCATTTAGTGATGGCGTTAGTGGCGATGATGGGTCATGGTTTCAGATCATTGATAATATGATAGAAAAAATGGCGAACTGTGGCGGGTTAGATGATACTATTAACCCATTCACATCGACACATAATTTACCGAGAACAAGAGAACAATTGTATTATCGTCAGCTATTTGACTCATATTATCCTAATATGGCTACACTAATTCCGTATTTTTGGATGCCGCGTTTTGTAGATGCGGAAGATTCGAGCGCAAGGACTTTAGCAGTTTATCAGACAAAGGTATTAGAAAAACCAAATCAAGATAATCATTGTGTGGAAAATTAAAAGTTTTACTTTATCTCATTCATATGTTAATCGAGTTTTTATATAAACCTGTTTATTATTTTCTATGCTGTTTTTTTCCATAAAATTGAATCAATCTAAAACAGGTTTTCTAATTTGCAAACACTCATCTAATGTCTATTCCTAACCGTGTGATTCAACAGAAGCTCTATTTTGGCGATGTGCTCGCCCCAGGATTGGGTGGAAAATCAGTTAAATCGAATCTGCTACCAGAGGAAATTATTAAATTAGAAAATGGAGGTTATCCACCAACAGATATTTTGAAAAAAGCCATTGATGAACGGGCTCATATTATTGTAAAGCCAAACACTTCTCCAGAAGCCAATTATTATATTAAGGGATATTCTCACAAAATGTCATATAAAGAAATTAAAAATAAGGTAAAACAAGCAGTGGGAACTGATCTTCGACAAAATACTAAGCTATGGTTATTGAAATATAAATAATTAGTTTATAACCCAAAGTTCATTTGCTATCTCTTCAGATTTTATTTCAGCATATTCTTTATAATCCTTTTCAAATCTAATTTTATAAAATATATTACGACCTATTTGGTCGCCGTCCTCGTCCGAAATCCTATCTTCTGCTTCCCATATTATATTATCCCGATGATTATATAAAATGGTCTCCGACCACAACACCAACCCCCCATAATCGTCATCGTACATATGCTTATCACACTCCCATTCGTCTCGTATTTCAATCTGACTTTGCGAGTTCTCCCACGACCCTAATGCCACAATGTCAAACCACCGATAATAGTCAGATAAGACATCTCCTATATTTTTTGCTATATTTGCTGCTGCTGCAACCTTTTCCGAGTCATCAATATAATCAAAAATATATTTTACAAAAGTATCGGGTAAATTAAATTTTAATGTTATGAGATGCGTTTCATACTTTTGTGAATTGAGCAGTTGTGTGTGCGTTTTACTTAACATAATTATAATATTTATTATTAAATAAATATTATTTCAATTTTATATATTATTTATCTAGATTATGCATTATTGCGTCAATTGGCGTAACAAACCGTTTGAATTATAGTATACCCCCTTAAAATATATTATGAATCATAATATATTTTTGTGCCTTTTCATGTAAATATACGCTATATCTCACGATGAACTATTTTTTATCTAAATCCTCTCAAATTTATAGGCCTTCTTACCGTTTCCTTGATTTTCAATTTTGAGTGTTCCCACTTGCACAGGTTGTCCGCGCTGGTAACTATCTAAATCATAAACATCGCCGGTGGATTTGTTTAGTGCGTATTTTATCCCCTGAATTTCTACTTCTACTGCTTTCCATTTTATAGTCACCTGGTTATGCTCCGCAACCGTATCAGACTCTTCTTCTTCAAATGATGGAGCATAAGAAAATTTGGAAGGGTTTACAGATCCAAATGAAAAACATTTCACAGGTTCTTTCGACCCTACCGTAGCATGTAATGCGCAATCAAATGATGCCTCCTTGACAGCTTGTAATATTTTTTCAGTGACATTTTCTTTTAGCGTTGCAATTTCATATAACGCTTGATCACTCGTAAGTGGTGTTAAATTGTCTATTTTACTTTTGTCCTTTAGACGGAGCTCTATCGATTCGTCGCTACCCATTTGGGATTCCGTAAATGTCATTAAGTATAAGAATACTTCCACTGTTCGTAAAGGGAGTGGTAGGTCTTGATGACTACAAATGCGCCTTGCCCTCCCAATTACCTGCTGCATTCGAACAGGATGCCAATAAGGTTCTGTAATATGTACATACCTGACATTCTTGAGGGATATACCTTCCGCCCCGGAGGCGGTAATCATAAGCACCTTGATAATTTCGCCATATAAATTATTCGATGAAATAGACTCCAGTTCCTTTGCGAGAGATACAGGCAAATAATTCCAGGCACCATTAAAAACATTTCGTATGATTTCTTTTTCTTCTGCAGTTTCTGTGCCAGTATACAAGGCAAACAAGGGTTTGCCCTTATCTTCTTCTGCAATATTAAGTTGCCAGTTCTCAACATATCGGTTTGCCGCATCTTCGCCCCCCCGTTTTTTAATTTTAAATTGCGCAAAGCCATTTGCTTCTAATACTAATTTGAATACACCAATACCTTCAAGCGTTCTAAATTGACTGTATATAAGATGCAATCCGAGATGATCATCGTCTGTTATATTCTCTAACATGCTTAAAAATTTAGGGCTATACATTTCCAAGGCATCGGGAGTTAAATACTTATCGCCCCCGGCTTTTAATAACTTTATAGCATCGGCGATACGTTTTTCATATGTTTTAACTGGGACGGCGCCCTCTGCTAATGCCCCAAGTTCAACTTCTCCTTCGACCGCGGCAACCTCGTCTGCATCATACCTCCCATCTACATTATTTATTTTATCATCTTTTGATACAATGTCGAGAATATCCTCATCTACCGCCTGCCCTATGGCACTTTCTAAACTCTCTGCCGGCATGGGGCGTCTTATATCGGGTGCGGGGAAAACATAATTACAGAATGCCCGCGAGAAAATGCGATATGTAGAAACTGTTTCTTCAAATACTCCACTTGCAGCCTGCTTTTTTCGTTTTTTCGCATTTTGCATTTCGAGCTTTCTCTCTTGTACCCGCGCTTCCTCATATACGCCAAATTGAAAGTCGCTCATAGGAATTTCAACAACATGGAAATCTTCACTTTTATTATATTTTGGCATGAGGGATTCTTGCGCACTTCTAAAATATGAGGATAAACCAATGATTCGTCGTTTAAATAAGTTCATATTTTTGACATTGTTTTTTTCATCTATAAAGTATGATTTGAAATCGTCTAATGTGTCTGGGAGGGCCTTATACTCCTTTACTTGTGTTGCACTTGGTATTACTTTAATCCCGCTTTTATTTAACAGTTTGGTTATTAATTTTACAAATGTTTCATCATCAATCTCTCCACGTTCTCCGATACGAACACCGTCATACGTGCCGCCCTTGGTTTTGTTTATAAATCCAAATGGGTTTCTAGTTACAATTAATGTAGTAGAGGTGGGTTTATATTCAATAAAATCCATAATATTCCCTCCTAAAATTGTGCTTTTAAAAAGTTTTTCAAAATAATCCTTAGAAACGCGCGTCCCGCTATCAATCGTTAGTTTAAAAGACCATGTTTTTATTTTCCCTCGTAAAATATTAAATAAAATACCAATTTCATTCGGGTAATTAATAATAGGCGTTCCCGTTAATAATACAATTCTTGCATTTTGTGCACTTAATAAATAATTGTATAATTTCATGGATAGGGAATCGGTTTTTCCCTTTTTCCCCATTTTATTTACTATTCTACTTACGAAATTATGGGCTTCGTCTATAATAATAACTGCATTATCGAATGGATTTATTGAAAAATTATTTGTTAATGCGCGGAGGTGGGACATTCGCATACCATTATAATTTATAAACCGGTATTTGTTGCGAATCATCTCGTTTAATTGTACATCAAGACTTGCTTTTTGGACAGAATCAAGAGTATCAAAATTAGACGGATTTGACATATTTACTAACCATGCACCTCCTTGTTTTTTTATAAATTCTACAGATAATGATAACATGAATGATAGTTGCTCTATAAAAGGTGATCCCTCGGGAGCGCTAATAAACTCCCAAAACTGGTTTTTTCTGTATATTATATCTCCGCATTTTTTGAGTTCTTCAATATAATTCATGCGCAATGATGCTGGGGTCATTACAATAACAGGTTTGCTTGTTTTCATTCCTTCTGCAATAGCTATAGATGAACATGTTTTTCCCGAACCTAAACCATGGAATAATAATAATCCTCGATAGGGAGTATATAAGTTGAGATAGTCGCGAACAATCTTTTGATGAGTCATTGGAGAGAATGGCTGGTCTTCGTCTCTATCACATGTCGCCTTTCCTGCTTCATCTAATAATTCCTTTTTATATTTGCCAAATAATGACGACATGAAATTCACAAAAATTTCCCGATTGTTCATATAATAAGAGGATGCCCTAATATATTCCTTTTTTGATTCTTGTTCATCTCGTTTAGAAAATCGAGTTGCTAAAGTTGCGTCCCCTATTTTTAGCATCGATGCAGGGCCTTCCTTAATAACGCCTATAGGCTTTTGTGTTCTGCGCCCAAGTTTTTTTTTAGGCTCTAATTCTCCTAGAACATCTGTCTCGTCTCCTTCTCCGGGTTGCTTTTTCGGTTTTAATTTTATTTTTAATTTACGCTTTTTGGGTTTTGGTGATGCAACAGGTTCAATGAGGGCAGGAGGTTCATCTGCCACATCGCGTTCTGTGGAAGACACTTTCTTTTTAAGTTTTTGAATTCCAACTATTCCGTTTAAAAATTGCGCTCTGTCAAATGCTGCCTTAGTATTGTCAACAATTTTAGTTTTTATAACAACCGCTTCTCTTGGCATCACTACACGAACCTGTTGTAATAATTTCGGTGGTTGTTTTACTTTCAATTGTTCTAGCAAGGAAGACATCTATACATATACAAATATAATTTATATTTAAATATTCAAAAAAAAAGAAGCTATTCTAAATACTTAATAATTTTTTCACATGCAAGCTGTTCAGCTTTCTTTTTGATTTTATGTTTTCCCGACGCTAAGAATATAAATGTTGTTTCATTTTCGAGAATATGTTTTTGCACTGCCAGAAAAGAACCAAAAGTTTCAAGTGGAATAGCATTCGATATGTTTTGATGATGAATAGATAATCCTATAGATAAATACACGCCTACGGTATACCCAATATCAATATCACGTTCAATTTCTACATAATCTGGAGTGATCTTGAACTCTTTTTGGATTTTTACTTGCAAAATGTTCTTGTAATTATCATCTGTTTCAATTAGTTTTATCCAATCGACATGTTTTTCAAAAATACTTTCTACGAAAATTTGGGACATTTGAAACCCCGGCCCCGTTACAAAAACATTCTGAAACCATCCATGCTCGTCTTTAACAGAAATCTTATTAAAGTCTAAAAATAACGCGCCTAAAAAAGACTCAAATAAACAACCCAATTTTTTCAAATTTGTTCTGGTTTGCTTCTCTTCGGCATGCTGTGAAAGAAGAAGCCATTTGTGCAAGCCCATTTCATATGCAACGCGGCCAATATGCTCATTTTTTACAAGGGCGATCTTTTTTTCTGTCATGAACCCCTCGTCAGCTTTGGGGAATCTACGATACAAATAATATTTGGCGATGAGCTCGAGAACGCCGTCTCCAATAAATTCCAGACGTTCATTTGATTTTGTTTTTAATGGTAGGCAGTTTTTAGGCTGAGGAGCAAGTGTGATTTTTGCCTCTGCGTTTTCGAGAGCAGGCCGTTTTGTATATGATCTGTGCACAAAAGCTCGCTTGTATAATTCCAGATTATCTACTTTCGCAGAAATTCCGTATGTGGAGAGAATAGATTGAACTTCGCTCAATGTAATCTCTTTGTTTTTTTCATTAAATGGATTAAAAATCAGCTCTTCGGCTTCTTTTGTAATATCGCCATCTTGAAGGATTTTTTTTGTTGTGAGTGCCATTATAATATATATTAAGGAATATTTAAGTTGATATATAACAAGTTTGTAAACGAGGAGATAAAAACCGGACTCATAACAAGTGTGGATATATCAACAGACAACATGACGGGAGATGTGCACACTGCGTGTTATGTAGCGGAGACGACATTGTCACGAAGTCATAGAATAGCGCCATATGGATGGTTGTTTCTAAACGGTCAAACGGCGCGTTTTAGTGGTGTGCAGAAGGTAACGCATATAATGGCAATAAGGTATGGTGGAAAGGAGAATTACATATTTATTCTGTCGGGTTCGAAGGGATGCAGGAGGGTGACGTCGAATATAGGATGGAGCGAATATCTAAGCAGTAGCGTAAGGCAGATAGCGGGTTCTACATTTGAGGCGGTAGCGCGTCGGATGCCGGTGAAGTATCCGGAGATGACGAGTAGTACAGAGTTGGCGATAGGAATAGGAACCTCAAGGAAGGATGTTCATGGAGAACTAACAAAGAAGATATATGTGCGTATAAACAAAACGAGGTGGATCTCAATCTACAAGGCATAAATCTAGTCTGACAAGCATGGCGGAATCTCATTAACCCACCCATTTCCCGTTAAAAAAAGAATATGTAAAACCCCTATTTTCTATATATGAAATAATAACTGCATCTCTTCTCTCGACCAAAGTATATAGTATACTCAATAAGATGGTAAAGTATATAGCCATGAAGATAGTAGAGAGAAAAGCATGACGGAATCTCATTAACCCACCCATTTCCCGTTAAAAAAGAATATTAATATATATATAAAAGAATATTTTTTCTATATATAAAACAATAAATCCATATCTTCTCTCCACCAAAGTATATACTAGAGTATATAGTAGACTGAACCAAGTGGATTGTATAGTAGTGTAGTATGATATACATATCAAATTTAAGTGCGTAAGAGTGAAGTGTTGGAGAGAACAGTCATAATGAAGAGTGAATGAATCCTCGTCTCAACCCAATGTTATTTTCTGAAAGATAAGAGTGAATGAATCCTCGTCTGCCAAAGAAAAATTAAAAAAAAAGAAAATTGACGAAGAAAAATTGAACAGGGACGTAAGTATTCAAACAAGAGTATTCGTACTACAGAAATTAATTTCAACAAAGATGTCGATCGTTCACAAGAAGGGTATTGCCGCGGCGATGATGGCGTACGCGCGTGAGGTGGTGGTGGCGATTGCCGCGGAGGAAGGGTTCGATGCGGAGAAGGCATTGTCGAGCGTGGGTTTGCCGGAGCCGAGTTGCGCAACTCGTAAGCAAAAGACGAAGGGGGTTTTGCTGCCGTGGTGCGGTGTGGTGGACGAGTCATCGTGCCAAGGAGTTCGCGTGAACCACGGGCTTTACACGCAGTGCAAGAACGAGAAGTCTCACGAAGGTTCATACTGCAAGACGTGCGGTTCTGGAGACCCGAAGTACGGGGACATTTCGGAGCGGTCGTCAGAGGATTTTGCGTGCGCTTCCAAGGTTGTTCGTTACTCGACGGTGATGGCGAAGCTTGGTATCAGCCGGGGGGAGGCGGAGGATGCTGCGAAGGCTGCAGGCGTGGAGATTGCCGAGGCGGAGTTCGAGGAGGTGTCGAAGGGTCAGCGTGGGCGTCCTCGCAAGCTTACGGACACGAGTTCGTCAAGCGATTCTGATGGCGGAGAACCGAAGAAGCGCGGCCGCCCACGCAAGCAAAAGGGTGTTGTCGCGCGTTCATCGGGAGACGATCTTATTGCATCGCTGATGGCGAATGCAGCGGAGACCTCCAATTCTTCAGACGAGTCGTCCGCCGAGGATTTCGATGCGGCTGTAAATGAGGCGGAAAAGGCGGCCAAGGAGGAGGAGAAGCAGGCGAAGCTTGCGGCCAAGGCCATCTCGGATGCGGAGAAGCTCGCAGAGAAGCAGGCGAAGCTTGCGGCCAAGGAGGAGGAGAAGCAGGCGAAGCTTGCGGCCAAGGAGGATGAAAAGCAGGCGAAGCTTGCGGCCAAGGAGGAGGAGAAGCAGGCGAAGCTTGCGGCCAAGGAGGAGGAGAAGCAGGCGAAGCTTGCGGCCAAGGCCATCTCGGATGCGGAGAAGCTCGCGGCTAAGGCTGCCAAGGATGCGGAGAAGCTCGCAGAGAAGGAAGCCAAGCTTACGGCCAAGGTCATCGCGGATGCGGAGAAGCTCGCGGCTAAGGCTGCCAAGGATGCAGAGAAGGAAGCCAAGCTTGCGGCCAAGGTCATCGCGGATGCGGAGAAGCTCGCGACTAAGGCTGCCAAGGATGCAGAGAAGGAAGCCAAGCTTGCGGCCAAGGTCATCGCGGATGCGGAGAAGGAGGATGCCCAGGTCACGGAGAAGCTTGTGTCCAATGGCATCTCGGATGAACAGGATCAAGCGTCTGACGAGGAGGAGGAGGAGGAGGAGGAGGAGGAGGGAACCGAGGTGGAGGAGTTTGCCTGGGAGGGTATCGACTATATCCTGGATTCGAACACAGGAACCCTCTACGACAAGAGTGTATTCACTGAGTCAGGCGATGCGGAGGAAGTCGGTCAATACGACAACGTGAGTAACACAGTGACGCTTGCATAAATAAAAACTAAAACTAAAAAGTAAAAAGTAAAAAAGTAAAAAATAAAGAGGACCAAAACATGTATATACCTTTTTTACTGTATAAATAAATGATTGATCAAATGGTAGGTTAATACATTTTTTTATGAAAAGATGTATTATTTGTTATCTTCTCTCCAACTTGAAACAGAAGGAGTGAAAATGTGAAAGGTTTCATGAAGGTAAAGGTAACTAGGAGTATCGCTATATCTATAATAAAATCTGTATTGTAGAGAGAATAAATAAAGTATTTCATGGGAGGCGAGTATACTATAGTTAAACGAGAAATGGGTTGGATAATGAGAAATGGGTGAGTTAATGAGAAATGAGTGGATGTTGATTGCAGGGGGTAGAGAGAATACTAAAATAAAATAAAAGAAATATTTATTGTAAAAAGTAAACATAGATTATCGTATATTCTCTCCATGTATAAGATGCAGGGTAGTAAAAGTAGAGTCTATTAGACTGAGGACTAGATAACATGGTGCTTCAGTATATAGGTTGATTTCGTGTAGATAAGAAGATTACATCCAGGCAGTAAAAAATTCCCAATAAGGAGTGTTAATAGGAGTTTTAATATTGTTTTTAATAGGAGTGTTGGGTTGGCGTTTAATATTGTTTTTAATAGGAGTGTTAATAGGAGTGTTGGGGTGGCGTTTAATATTGGTTTTAATATTGGTGGTGGGTTGGCGGTTAATGTTGTATATGTCGAGGAAAGTTTGATATATTTGATATGGCATAATATTGTATATAAATATAATAAAATGTGGTTAAGTATTCGAAAAGGGCGAAACGAGAAATGAGTGGGATAATGAGAAATGAGTGACGAAAGAGGGGGGATGCCGATGTAGAATCGCGGGTGCGAAGGAGGTAAGTATATGATTAGTAAATAAAAGAATGTTAATAAAAAGAGTAGGATTGCCGACTACTTCTCTCCACACTTCAAATTCAATCTTAAAAATTTACAGGTTTAACTAAGGTACATCCGTATTACATAGGTAATGCCTCCGCTAAATTTTATCGAAGATAATGAAAGGCTATTAGCAAAGCATATTACATATTTTTAAACCACGTCTTATAAACAGCAAACACGACTAATGGTGCAATAATAGACGCAACGACGACATCTGACGTATAATGCAGTCTAGACGACGTAATAGAAAATACACATGCAAATGAAACAAGTGTTAATATAAGTTTTTCTGCAACACTTTTAGAAAACAAAAAAATTAAAGTGAGTGCCGCCATAATATGAGCAGTATGAGAAGAAAACATATTGTCAACACATGAAATATTCATAGCTTTTGGGAAAAAGAAGCCGATATGAGATAATATTTTTTTCTTACAAACTTCTTTGCGATAGGCACTGTTTATTTTTATTGGCGGGGGAGTTTGCGTTAAAGTAAATGTAAATAATCGCAGGAGTAATATTATAGCCAATGATAAAATATATAACGACACATATTGTATATTTATTGGACCCCATCTAAATAATGTATATATTATGAAAAAATATGCGAAAATATCAGTTGTCCAATAAGAGGGGTACGGTGGGAAATTCTCGTGCACGACATCATAAAGTGAAGCATGTGCCCACTCTTTGTCATCAATATTTTCAATAACAAAAGTAGTGAGTAACCCCATTATAAAATAAGCCATTACGCTAAGCCCTAATGTCCAATATTTATTCATATACAAACATTATATTATAAAATATTATGCGCGATCATACCTATGCGCGATCATACCTATGCGCGATCATAACCAATCCCCGATTCCAGAAACCCCTCCAATCGCAGTCTTTCAGTTGGATTAAGTAATCCAATAGACACTTTAATATCATTAAAGTTTTCCGAAGAGTGCGACAACCCACCATCAGGAACAACATCGCAAAGTAGCTTCGATTGATTCATATACAGCCGGCGAAAGACTATCCTATAAAATTCTACAATACCAAACATCGTCGGCTGATCATTATTAAGAAACATACATATATCACATCTCATCCAAAGCAATGCCATATCACTTTCCTCCTCGTCGCAAATTGGCCACTTCTCTCTATATAAATCTTTCATCCATGACATTGTCAGATAATAAGAGCGCAAGTCTTCTAATAAAGCGACAGGCTGGGGGCAGTAGGTATATGGTATAATTATGTCACGAATAATGCATTGCGGAATGAAATCTAGATAAGATATCATAGTATTTTAATATAATATTCTAATAACATTTAAAATAACATTTAAATAATATTATAATAATATTTAAATAATAATATTATAATAATATTATAATAATAATATTATAATAATATTTAAATTGAAAAGATATATAGTGCGTGTAGGGTTTATCGAGTGCCATATTTAACTTGGTCTATAAGAGTCCATATACCAAAGCATGATACCATGCCTAAAAGCCCAATGATGACCTTCGGAATAACCAACCATTTACGCAACATATAACGGTTATTTTTATCACCATCTCCCATTTTAATAGTTTGCAGTAAATGTTCGATATCTTGTATTAAATATATTCCAATTACTATTGCAGCACCCATAAATAAAAGACTAGTTATGATAAAGGTAATATTATATATCATACTGCCTTTACCTCTATAATATCTTGAATAACCAAGTAATGCGAGGGATAAAGAAGTATATAACCCCATATTACGCAATGTAGTATGATACAACATAATTAAATCCATT